GAGCTATGGCGATAAAGACGATAGCCACCAACCGCAAGGCCTATCACAACTACCACCTCGGGGAGAGCATTGAGGCCGGCATCGCCCTCACCGGCACCGAGATAAAGTCAATCCGGGAGGGAAGGGTGAGCCTGAGCGATGCCTACGTCAGGCCCGAGGGTGGCGAGCTGTGGCTGCGCAACGCCCACATCGGGCGCTACCAGGCGGGGAGCTACTTAAGCCACGAGCCAACAAGGCCGCGCAAGCTCCTCTTGCACCGTAAGCAAATAGATAGCCTGATCGGTCAGGTAGCGGAGAAGGGTCTCACCCTGGTGCCGGTCAAGCTCTACCTCAAAGACCACCTGGCCAAGGTGGCCATCGCCCTGGCCAAGGGCAAGAAGCTTTATGATAAGCGGGAGGCCATCGCCCGCCGCGAGGCGGAGCGAGAGATGGAGCGGGCGACCAAGAAACATAGGCTTTAAAAGGAGGTTGATTCAGGCTTTGCCACAATAATGGGGACGCGTGGCTTCGACAGGGGAAGTAGACCACAGAGTTGCAGGCTGAGGTGCCACTACCCTCATAAAACAAGTGGCGAAAAATAAACGGCGAACCTGAATTAGTTCTTGCAGCCTAATTAAACGGCTGCACATCCAACCCGACCCCGCCTCAACGGGTCGGGATTGGGTGCCGGAAAGTTGAGGTGCCACCGTCCGGACGTCGATAACGGCGGTGAAAGAATTTATCGACTGGCCTGGCTAAACTCGGTCAGCAGAGGTTAGCCAGGTGAGATGAAAGAGCTGACTAAGCCTGTAGCAGACTCTGGGTCGCTTCTTCTGGACGGGGAGTTCGACTCTCCCCCGTCTCCACCATAACAGTACCGGGTTTTAGTTTAAGACTAGGACCCGTTTCTTTTTTCCTCTTGCTATCTCTGAAGACTGTTACTTTATTCCCAGGTTGATTCTCAAGCGAATCAAAGAGAGGATAGAATGGGGGCTTGGGCTGAATTCCCACTATTGACCGCATGGCCGCCATATCCACATATACGGCCTCAAGCATTCCGGCCAAAAGCTTATGCTTTTCTTCTAAAGTTGCTTTGTCCCAAATGAGACCTAAACTTTCCAAAAATTCACCAGCGTTCAGGGCAGCATCAGTTTCAGGTAATACCAAGGAATCAAGCGCATCCTGTAGCAGATTCCTCTGCACATCGTAGTCCCCATCATCAACTAGACCATCAATGTAGGCTCTGGCGAGCCTCCGCAGCTTGCCCTCTATCTGTTTCCTTTGCTTTAATATACTTTCGCGCTCGGACACGGTAGAGAGTTTATCTATTATCCTATCCCGCCACGAAGGTATAAGAACCAGGGACTTAATAATGTCGTCCATCTGGCTGTCTACAATGCGACAGCTGATGGTTTTCCCGTTCGCTGGACAATCATAGTGGCCTCGCGCAGTTCTTGGTTCACGATAGAAAGCGGTCCCCCTAGTGGAAGTCTCCGACCACAAAGGATATCCGCAATAGATGCAGCGCGCTATCCCTTTTAGCAGGTACAATCTATAGCTCGGCGAGAAGGTCTTACTGCGACTTTTAGCGAATTTAAGCCTTTTCTGAACACGGTCAAACAGTTGTTCGTCTATAATTGCATCATGCGTACCTGGGTAGAGACTGCCTCGGTATTTGACTTTCCCAGTGAAAAACGGGTTGTGAAGAAGCCAGCGAACGGAATATAAAGTAAATGGCCTCGGCCCGGTGACTAGTTTACCATTTCCATCCCTCAGCTCACGTTTGTTCCTAGTGCTAAAGCCCTGTTTATTCAACCAAGCGGCGAGGCTTGACAAGCTCCAACCGCCACCAGCGTAATACTGGAATATTTGTCTTACGGCCTCCGCTTCGGCCGGCACAATATGCACATGCCCCTTTTCCCCAGTAGAGCCGTCCTTAAGACGTCGGTATCCGAAAGGTACGTCCCCGTTTGGAAGGCCATTCATTACTCTTTCTTTCATCCCTTTAGAAGTGTGCTTAGCCAGGCTGTCAGAGAAATACTGAGCAAAGGCACCCAGCATGGCGATGAACAACTTACCTTCAGGCGTAGAGTAATCTATGTTCTCGGTGATAGAGACAAATGAAACCCGGTTGTCTGCCAACTGCTTGAAGCTGTCTAGAGTGACTCTCAGGTTCCGGCTCCAGCGATCCAATGAGTGGACAACGACCACATCAATATCGCCTCTTTTGCAGTCATCCAGTAGCCTTCTAAACTGAGGGCGCTTCTCTAAGGAATCTGAGCGGGCTGATTTACCCTCCTCACTGTAAACGCTTATCGCCTGCCACCCCTTTTGCTGGCAGTACTGCTCAAACTCTCGCATCTGGGCAGGAATAGACCAGTTATCAACTTGCTGTTCGCTGGATATTCGGGCATACAATACGGCTTTCACGGCTCTTCACCTCCCTGACTAGAGAAGATGCCGTAATTATTATGCTGCCCGCTACCCTTTGTCAACCGCATAGCTATCCTGGCGATCAACAAGAAGAACTCGTCCAGCAACGCATCATCAGGCGAAAGACAAGGAGCAGGTCTGTTTATCTCCTGTTCGTTGATACTTTTCTTGTTACCAGGTCGCTTACCTAACATTATGACCGCCTACTAAGAAACTCTCTCTTCTAATTCTTCCTTCACCAAGCCTAGGTCTTTAAAGGCCCGCCTCAAGTCCGCTAAATCTCTAGTCGTAATCCACCGCTTCTCTGCCATGTGCTTTAGCCAGCGCTCTTGAGCCTCTAGTGTCTGGCACGTGGAAAGCTCTATATCATACGGATAGCCGGAAGGCGCCCTTATTATCACAGCCATAGGCTCTGTAGTATCAAGCTCCCAGCGTCCCCACTCCACCTTATTTACCGTCTCAACCATTTCTTATTCCTCCTCACCTAAAGCGTAGCGGTGCTTATTTTCAAGCCATCGCAACTTGATCGCCTTAGCCTGTCCCAATTGCCGATTTTTCGCCATCTTGAGTTCCGTTATTCCCTTGTCCTGAGTATCAGGGTTATAGAGCTCCTCGCGGTAAAGGAGAAAAACCACGTCGGCGTCTTCTTCCAAGCTGCCACTTTCTTTTAGGTCGGATAACCGCGGTCTTTTATTTTCTCTAAACTCAAGCTCCCGGTTGAGTTGGCTGGCTACGATTACGGGAATCTCAAGCTCTTTGGCTATTGCTTTCAACGTTTTAGAGGCATTGGATATAAGGTGATGAGTTGTGAGATTGCTACTTAAGGCGCCCCGGCAGTCCCTCAGCAGCTGAACATAATCAAGCACCAAGAAATCCAGCCCAATATTGCCTTTCAGTCGTCTGGCCTCGGCAGCGACTTCAGCTGAGGTCCTGTCCTGGGTGAGATAATACAGAGGCCGTTCACTTATGACCCCAGCTAGGTCAGCAATCTCCCCCCATTTATCCTCGGTGAGTTCTCTTCGCCTCAATTCCGATATACCGATACCGCAGCCCATGGCTATTTCCCTCTCTTGAATAGCCCGCAAGCCCATCTCTAGAGACACCAGAAGGCCAACCTTCCCCTGATTGGCCAAGTTATGGGCAATCTGAAGGATGAGTTGGGTCTTCCCAGTGCCGGGCCGGGCGCCGACTATGATGTACTCCCCCGGGTAAATCCCAGTGGTGACAGCATCTATATCCCGAAAGCCCCAACTCATGGCGATTTTATTTTCCTGAGCATCATCTAGGAAGGCAAGCATGCTTTCACCCGCGCTTCTGGGGTCTACGGTGTGTGACTTCTGAAACTTGGCTTCCCTTTGCACCTTAGCAACCATTTCCATTGCCGTGTCTAGGTCGGTTAATAAGTTTGACTTCCCCTCATAACCAAGCCCAGCGATTTTAGCTCCAGCATTGATAAGCTGGCGCCGGGTCGAGAGTTCAGCTACTATCTTTGCGTAAGATTCAATGTCTAAAGAAGTCGGGCAGATGGAGATGAGATGACTCAAGTAGGCAGCACCGCCACAGGGCTCCAGCCTTCCCCGCCGCGCCAGCTCCTGCGCCACGGTGATCTGATTTATCGCCTCGCTGCGCTCATAAAGGGCAAGACAAGCCTCATAAAGCCACTGGGTTTGTTCATGATAGAAGTCAGACGGCTTCAAGCTATCTCGGACTTGCTTGATAGCAAGACCATCAATCAGAAGTGAACCGAGAACTCCTTCTTCTGCGTCGAGATCGTGTGGCGGCAACATAGTCATTTGCTTTCCTTTTAATCCCATCCGTCTCCAAACCGAGATTTGCGCTGAGGCGGCTCATCCTTATGGCGCCGGAAATTATTCCTGGCTACCTCGAGGTCAAGAAACTTTTCCAGGCCACGCCTGAGGAAGTCTGTCAGCGTCCACCGATACGTAAAAACATACGCCGGATCGTTGAGGATCGTGGCGTAATTTTGTATTCCTTGGGCTATCTCCTCGAAGGAGTAGGTATCTAAGGACGCCTTCAGAGAGCGCCGAATTTCATCGGTCAGCTTCTTGTGAACGATAATTTTGTGCTCATTCCATAAGTCAAAAAGACTAGATATATTAGGTTCCTTCTTAATTGTATTTTTATTAGTTGTAGCCAAATTCGTATCTGGGACACTTTCCCGATCGGGAAACAGTTCGGTTACGTTTTGGGAAACAGTTCCTCCCCCGTTTTGGGAAACAGTTTCCTTTTTCGTAACGGTTACGTTTTGGGAAACATTAATTAATCGACGCAGCAATTCTTGGTCAAGGCAAGTCCACTCGCCCACCTCGGTATTCATCTCATAATCACCGTAAGCCCGCCCTGCACCCCTTGCTCCCCGTCTAATCACTTTCTTCCCAACCAAGGAGTTTAGAGCTTCAGAGACGCGGGCCTGTGAGCTGTTCAAATGTTCAGCCCATTCCCTGAGCGTTATCCGTCTTCGTTTTAGCTTCCCACCGGTTGGATTTGAGCGGTCCTTCCACCCGTAAGTTTGCCGCCATAAAAACAGGACAGCCCGCAACTCCAAGCCCGATAACTTCGCTATCGGCAGAGCATCCAGAAGGAGCCGAGCTATAGGCGCAGTCCCATCTTCAGGGTCAGCCTTCAGTCTTTCGATGTCGCCTCTAGGCATGCCTGGATTTCCTCACTATCTTGCGACCGGTCCTCTTCTCCTCAATTCTTATCAGTTCTGCCACGCGCTGGCGCGAGACGCCGAAAACCGCGCCAATCTCGCGTAGGCTCAATTCCGGGTGAGTTCTGTAATACTCGTAGAGCAACCGGTTTCGTTCTAGTTTTCTTTTAGAGTCATACCTCGCCATTGGGCATTCCTTTTGCAAACAAAAAAGCGATGGAGGTCTGCCTTTCGGCTTCTCTCCATCGCTCTATATACCAGTGTTGTCCTAATTAAATCATGGGGGCTTAGAGAGCAGAACTTACACGAAACCTACAGGCAATTATCCATTGGAACTTTCGCTCAAGGCTTGACAGGGTTATCCCGGCGCTTCACTTACTTCGGTCAGAAGCAAGCTGAGACTCTGCCATCCAGCCTTTAGCCAGAGGATGTCCTGGGTACCGATCTCCCAGAAGAGCCTAGGCTTCGGAAAATTCTGCGCTTCTATCCACTTTTAAAGGTTCTAATGTTATTCTAAGGCATCGTCGCTCCTTTGTCAAGGATTTAGGCAAGTATCTAGAGCTCCTAAAGTCCTATCCTAACGGGTAAGAATTTATAGCTCAAATATTTTACCTTCACTCGTAAGAGGGGCTTGACAAACTTCCCTCTCAGTAATATACTATTAATATATGAAGATACAAATTTTTAATTGCCAGCGATGCGGACACGAATGGCCCAGCAAGCAAGAACATCCGCGGGTTTGTCCCAAGTGTAAATCACCCTATTGGGATAGACCTAGAAAGAAAAAGGAAAGGGGGTGATTGAGTATAAGGAATAAAAAGAAACTCCCCTGAAGTTTGCCGACTCCCAGGGGAGCAGCCGAGAGTAACCTGCTACAGAAACCCTCAGCTTTTGTATTTTAGGCACAAAAGAAACCGAAAATCAAGAGGAGATAGAGACGGTGAACAGAGAGGCAATAAAACAAAGAAGCTTGGACCTGATGGAAAAGCGCCTGTTTCAGACCTGCGGATACTGCGGACATACTGGCGCGGATGTGAACCATGTGAACTACCGGCATATTGGCGGCCAAGGAGAAGTCCCTTTCCCGGTGTGTGATGATGCTGAGGCATGCGCAGAGCGGTCCGAGAATAAAAACAGAAAGGAGATTATAATGGTAGTATCACAGTCAACAGACACTAAAGAAGAACGGAGGAACCAAATGGCAACTTTGATTACCTGGGACAACGAAGCCCCGGCCACGCCAGAACTGCTTGACCCACTTTTTGACAATATGGGGCTCGGTAAAGAGGACGACTCACGCCCTGAAAATCCGGAGCAGAAGGAGTTAGCCAGGGAAGCAGCCAAAAACTACTTCACCAATATGATCAAGGAACGGGGCAACGGCACGCTCCTGACGATGGGTGAAGTGAATAAGATGGGGTACGTCTTTTATGACGCATACCTGGCTGGACTAACTGGCACCATAAACCCACAGAGGAGCTAATCACTTGATCCCCCTCTCGTTCAAAGAGAGGGGGAGGGGGCTGATTAGTGGTAAAACGTCAAAAGGAGAGCGATAAAGTGGACAGAGATTCAGACAATTTAGATAAGGATTTTGACCGTCTCACGAAACTTGTCAAAGCTGAGGCTCTGGCTGAACTTATTGACGTTCAGAAGTTTAATTTGCGTGTCATTGAGCTTGCTGGTACGGACCCAGAGAAGATGGTTGAAGAGGTAGAAGCAAACGACCCGGAATTTATAGAGCACTTTCAGTCAACGAGGGCAAAACCTTGGAGCGCTTTCGACTTCTGGACCAGCTTTGTCATGTGGTCTGTCAACAAGGTCAGAGCCAAATATCCTGAAATCTGGAAAGAAGTAGCAGACGCTTTTCTACACTCGCCCACTGTAAAACACATGAAAGATGATTTCTTTCTAACGTCAGCCATGCAGGAGATAGAAGAGATCATCGAAAACTCAGATTTGGGAGAGAATAACAAAGAGAAGCAATAACCTCTGAATCTGAGGAAGAAGACCCCGGGCTTAATTGGTCGGGGTTTTCTTTTTGCAAAGCGCCACTGAGATAAATTAAAATCAAGTCATAACTCCAATAGATGGTTGCGAGAGTGAGCGACTTGAAGAAACAAAAAGCTGGCCACCTCGGTGGGAAAACCACACTGGCCAAGTATGGCCGGAATTACCTGAGAGAACTGGGCAAGCGTGGGGGTAGGCCGAAATTACCTACGTTACAAGAGCTACAGAAGCAACAGGCTCTCGCCAATCAGGGCAAGGCATGGGGAGACATATCTCCGGAGGACTTACCAAATAGCTTGGAGGAATTGAAGAGCCTTTGGAAGAAGCGAAAACAAAGCGAGTGATTGAGGCCAGGCCCGTCACGGAGAGACAGGTAGGGGGTACCCTTAGAATCAGCCTGCTGGTGAATACCTCTGGGGGGTTTCTACAAAACACAGAGAATTTTTCACCTTTAAAGACCCATTTTTGAAGCTGATTTTTTTGCTAGTAACAGAGACTTTTGGTAACAACAATTGTGCTAGATTAACGTACTCATTCCCGGGCTTCTTGTGGCTTCATTTTCTAGAGTCCGTCAATCCCATCTGAGCGGGATATCTCATCTTAACTAACCCGCCGACTCATTCACCGCTTATATATCTGTCGAGTGCATCATTCAACTTTTCATACTCGAATGTGTATCCTTCGTCTGTCACTGTTATTCCCTTACTTTGTGCCCATCTGACATGGGGTTTGGCCGAGTCCCAAATGGGGTCCCAGCCTGAAAGAGCCTGTCTGAAGTGGGTGTGAAGACCTCTCCGAGTGAACCTTCTCTTGCACGCTGGACAACAGACCTCTTTCTGAACCATTGCCGCTTCAACTCCTTGGTAATATTCTACAGCAGCCGCGAGCTCACTGTCATGCTTGCGTGACTTCACAACAGAAAAGTTTCACACTTGAGAATATCACTGCCCAGCCAAGGGATACTTTGCCTAGGGATGACACAAGACCTAAAAACGAGAAAATTAAATCCTAGCTAATTTGAACGTGGCGGGGGCATTTACCCAGAGGCTATAATTCTAGTAAATCATAATCGCTGAGATTACTTTTGCCTATTCCCCTTATGTTGCACAAAGTTCTTGTAGCTACTTTGCTTTCGTTTCCATCCGCTTATGTAGGCTAATGCCGAATTGATACGCTTCGCCAGCTTCCGTTCATCACAATTGAAGGCTCTCATTAAGTACTCCGTAGTCTTACCCCAGCAAACCACCGCCTCCAGTATTAGTCCATCCTGACCACATTGCTCTAACCTTGCTTCTAGTTCCGCGGCAAGCTGGGCAGGAGCCTCAAAGTAGGACTTATGCTTTGTGCCCCTTCTTACTATCGGAGCATCAACGTAACCGGTTCCTATGGGATCGGGAGGATAACGCCCTTCTTGGAGTAAAGGTAGGTGTTTAATCAGAAATATCATATGCTCAGGACGGAATGTGATTTGGTGAGGCGGATACCAAGCCCCGTTAGAGTATAGGCTACTAAGCGGGCTATCGCGGAAGGCCCGTTGCTTTCGTGCTTCTGCCGGGGCCAGTGGTTTTTCTTTTTTGTAAATTGGCGTGGAAGTGATGGGGCTGGGCGTAGGCGTACGGGTATCAGACGTATTTTCTTTAGGGGGAGTTTGTCTTCTGTTACAAAGATAACAGCGCCATTCCTCGTCTTCTGCGTCCCAATATAGGCTGCCCCCACAGTAGAGACAGAATTCACGCATATGCTGCTTTACGGCCTCTTTAGTCACAGTCCCTTTCTCAGTTCCTTCACGCTAATAATAAGAGGCGAGCCTCACTCTGAAGCTCGCCTCCCATTTCCTGAGTCGGCAACGACCTATTTAACTTACGGGATCAATCCTACTTGTCTTGCCACCTTATCAAAGAGTACGCTCTCGAACCCCAAGCCATCATCTGTCGGTATCAACGCTTTCACTGGATTACCGTCTTGAAAAATTATGGTGATCCGGCCATGTGGATGCCTTTTACCCCACTCAATAAGGGCAGCCTGTAGTCGTGTGAGTTGACAGTTTACTAGTTTCTTATTCTCTCGCCCCATTGTGATTATTATACCACAATCATCAAATTAGCTTTATTCATAACTCCTACCCTTGATCTATGTCACACTCTTCCAAGACTAGGCTCATACAAAACCCTTTGTAAGTTAATGCTCATACATCCTAAGGTCACCGCGGAATCGAGACTCTGGACTTGAAAAATGAACCATATTTCAGAACAAGCCTCAAGATTCTGCAAATTTAAGTCCAGCCATTGTCAGTTCAACAGATTGGATTTCTCAATGAGCTCTTGTATTACTTCGTGCATATTGGGCCATCCCTCTTCCCCTACGTCAAAAGGGCTTCCAGCAACCTCGTGACCAGTTCCATTGAATACATGCTTATGATGCCTAGTTGAATGCCCTGGATGCCTGTGGATATTGTCGTACCGGAGCAAGTCCCCTTTTGGAGAAGTAGCATGATAGGAGTATTCAACTGTTCTAGCTTCCCTTCTGTTACGCCGCCTCCTAACCTCCGCTAGCTTATTCACGTGAAGCTTTATTCCATGCTGACAAGGAATTATCATTCTTATCCGAAGAAGCGACACTCTTGGGTCACTAGTAGGGACTGGACCATCAGACTCAAATTTGTAATCCTCTTCGACAAAGCCAAAATAGTTGTAGAGACGACGCTGATGCTGCCAAATGTAATCTTCTAGGCTGTTCCAGCCATGTTTCCCGCCTCTTGGAGCTTCCGAATCATGTGATAAGTTAGAAGCCATGAAGTAACCTCCGGCGTCTGAGAAATTTCCCCTTTTTCTAGGGCTTCCTCTAGCTTCGACGATTCCAACTTGTTTTTTAGCTCATAGACTCTAATTTCAGCCTTTAACTGCTCGATAAGCTTTTCTCGCTCTTCGACGCTTAATGCTTTGGCTTCCCTAAACGCTCTCATTATTCGCTTTTTGCGCTCCCCCTCAGAAAGACCGACCAGAGAGCTTCCGCTTATCTTGACTTTCATCTTACCTCCTCACTACAAAGCTAGGATGACAGGGTGTGAGCGATCAGCCTTATTCTATACTTTTTGCACGCGGATTTGAAGTGTGGTGATTGTTAGTATTGACATTTGGTGGCGCAGCGGTTATGATGTTATGTGGCAGGAAAAGCAGGAAGGAGATTCATCATGTTGGGTTGGTGTGAAAAATGTAAAGCCGTGGCCATAGATGGCTTGTGCCCGCAACATGGGATAACAAAGCCACTATCGCATGTCAACTCTGTCGATGTCCACCCTCTAACACCTTTTGAGAAGTCCTTTTACAACGAGCGGATGCACAACATGATTCTCGGTGACGGACTGTTCCTTATTTACGCTGACCGGACTTTTCGCAAAAAGGTGATAACTCTAGATTACCCCATCGCAGAGGTTCAGTTGGTTAAGAATGATATCGTTGTTACGCCACTGGTTCGGGGTGAAGTAAAAGGGATGGAGCTCGACGATTTTCTTGATGTGAACAATGCCCGTTTGAGTAAACTTGTTGAGGTCACCAAGGCCTTTGCCCAGTGGGAACTACGACATTCCAAGAATGCTGTCATTTCCTTCAGTGGGGGCAAGGATTCTATAGTTTTGGCTGATATTTTGGCTGAATATGATCTTACTAAAGTTTTCATTGACACGAGACTTGAATTCCCAGAGACATACGATTTTATTCGCAGTGGTGCCGGAACTGGAGCACTAATCGACGTTGCTAGAGCCGAAAGCAGCTTCTTTTCGCTTTGTAAGCAAAAAGGGTTCCCAAAACACGGGTACCGCTGGTGTTGTAAAACCCAAAAGTTTGAGCCGTTTACTAGATATCTGCATGAGAAGTATGGCTCTGAGGAAGTCTCTGTCTTTAGCGGTGAGCGTCGTTGGGAAGGCCTTTACCGAATGACCCAACCACTAAGAAAGGCGCACAAACATATTCCCACTCAGCAGACTATTCAACCTTTGCTCGATTGGTTCGCGTTGGATATTTGGTGCTACATTTGGAGTAAGAAACTGCCAGTCAACCGTGTTTACGATTTCTTCGACCGTGCTGGCTGTTGGCTTTGTCCTTTTGGGCTTGAATATAGGATTTACTTGCTTCAGTTTACCCACCCTAAACTCTATACTTCATTGGCCAAGATCGGCGGCGTTAGTAAGCGGGCGACTGCAAAAGTAGTGGGTGTAAAAGAGCGAAAACCCTGCATGATGGAATGGGAAGGCAAGATGGTCAAGACCTGTGATGTTTACGGACACTTCTTCGTCAATGGAGCCTGCTTCAGATGCGGACTTGCTGAGCCTTCTGTTATCGAGGTCTCTTCTGCTTGAGTCCCTCTTCGATAAGCTCACTAGCTAGATATTCTAAGGGCATATGACGTTTTTCGGACTCGTGATACAGGCTTTGGAAGGTGGCTTGATTCAACGGAACAACAATTATATGAATATCCTCTTTAACTGTCTTAGACTCCAGCACTCTTTGGACGCACCTTTCCACTGGCTCTTCCGGGTGCCTCCTGACATAATCCACCACTGCCCTAGTATCCATCGCTCCCAGATTTACGACAAATCTGCCTAGTTCAGATTGCTTCTGGGGATCAGACAATTTAGATAATTCATACCATTTACTGACACCAGTTCGATGTCCTTCAAACAGAGCTTGTACGTCTCGAGGCAAATCTAAAAGACTGTTAAATTCCCTAACTTGCTGCCTCGATACGCCGAATGCTTCGGCTACTTTGCGGATAGACTTCCACTGTCTTATTTTGAATCTAGTTGCCCTCGCTATAGTCAATATAGGTACGGGTTTCTTCTTGCTACCCTTAAAGGCAGCGAGAAGTATAGCGTCCGCAGTGGTTTCGTCCATATCATCCATGTCACACATAGCCATTTTCTTCCAGCCAATCCATTACTGCGCGCCTAGCTATGTCTTCAGGTTCTCTATCCTTATCAACCGCCGCATTAGATAACCCTAGGGCATACTTTGGAGGCAAATGAATAATGATTCGTGGCAATAGCTTTCGTTTCTTAGCTTTCTCAATGAGCTGTTCGGGGTCCTCGTCAGGGCTCGCTTCGTAGAATATCAAAAGCCTCTCAATTTCTGCCGGCGTCATAGACGGCAGTTTGTCGGCCAAAGCTCTGGCTTTTGCCTCGTCATGTTGCGCATAGTCCCACAGGCGTACCGCTTTCGTAACATTGAGTCCTCGAGATTGCACCCTTTCCTTTAACCAGTCCGGAAGGGTTTTGTATCCTAGATACTTGGTAACTGTGGGCACGCTCAGCCCAAGCAACTCGGCAACCTTTGTTATGGTGCCCTCTTGCTGATATAGCTGATAGCAAATTTCGCTCGTATCGTCCGGGTCAAGAGAACGTCTTTGGATATTTTCGCTTATAGACCTGATTTGAGCATCAATCTTACTCATAGGTGGCCAGATGAGTGCAGGTATCGTTTTTCGCCCAGCTTGCAAGCTAGCCAAATACCTACGCTGGCCTACAAATAGCTCGTATTTCCCATCTTTCTCAAAGACCGAGACGGGCTGCAACACTCCCCACCGCTTAATACTTGCTACTAATTGTTCCAGGCCTTTGTGCACATTTCTAGTTCGCACGTTTGCATCAGCTACCCTATCAATCTTATCGATAGGTAGCTCTGGGTCAAAGCGAGGTAGCCCGCTTTTCTGCACTATATTTCCTCCTTTCCAGTTCTAAGAAACCATCTTAGAACAACCCTTTTGCTCACTGAGTCGCTAACCTGTGCACCTTGGCCAAAGAACTGGCCACGAAACAAACTATCCCCTTATCCCATGCAATTGTATCTCTTTTTCGTTCCCAAAAGCAATGGGTATCTCATTTTCGCTGTCTTTAAAATTAGGAAAAAACGCGCAATGCATGCACGGCAGGACTTTTATTTTGTGGCTTCTGGCGGGGTCTCAGTGTCCTTGTCGCGATTTCCATCAGGTGAAACCCTAAGCTCTCCCTCGGCTTGCTCTCCGGCACTTGTTTCAGCTACATCCTGCTGCGTCTTTTCAGCAAGAATTTGCTCTGCCTCTTTTAAGATATCGCTGGCCTTCTCGGATAGTTGTTTATAGGTCAGTGTCCCGGAATGTTCCATCTCAATCCGCTGCGGGGCTTTTCCGATCGCTTGTTCAATAATGAAGAAAGCAGCCCTAAGCCTGGATATACTTATCCTCCTCCGGGTGCCTCTCACTACCTCAGCAATGACACGAGCAGCATGAATAGCCGAACCGTTAATAATCTGCCTCGTATTTCGATGCTCTACGTCTTTTCGCTTACGACCTGAACGACCTTTAACTCCTGACATTTTTCATACTCCCTTATTTCAGTCTCTCAAGCATTCTTGTTATGTCCTCTAGCTTTTGCTCCCACTCCTCCAAAATCTCAGCAAGCTCCTCTGATATGGCCATCCTCTCTCTGGTGTATGGCTTCCAGTAGCCGAGCTTGACGCCTTCCTCATCAAACCAAGGATGCTTACCGCGGAACTGATAGCGTAGAGCCCCTCTCGGCAGCTTGGAGTAGATGTTATTGTAGGTCTCCTCAAACTTCTTTGAGGGTATGCGGTCAAAGTCTATGCGGTCAGTCCAGCCGAGCTCCTTGAAGATAACGTCATAGAACCCCTGATGCTCTTTGAGGTAACGCTCCCTGTCGTAGCCTTTCTCTGGAAGGCTGAAGTATTCCACGTAGTTCTCAACGAATTGGTCGGGGATGCCTCTATCATAGGCTTCCCTTCGGCGTCTGGCTTCGGCATAGTCCGGATTATTGGCCAAGAGGAGCTGGCGCTTTCTGTCGCGCTCCTCTTTATCCTCAATGAAGAACTCCGAGCCCCTTTGCCCATAGCCCTCATACTCGGCGTCAAGGTCTTTGTATTTCACGGATATTCGCAAGGATTCTATGCGCTTGCCGTCTTCAGGCTGCCAGTCCAGAATATGAGCCATCGTCTTGGCGAAGTCTGGGTGCTCCGCCAGATAGAGCTCCTGCTCCATCCCTTTCTTGGGCAGGCTGTAATACTCAACGTAGTCATCAATGAACTTCTCGGGAAGGAAGTAACCGTAAGCCTCTCTGCGCCGTCTGGCTCTGGCAAACTCAGGGTTCTGCTCCAAGAAGGCTTGTCTGGCCTCTTCATCTCGGAGCGCATCATACTGCTCAAACTGCTCCCGATATTTCTGGTAGATTTCATCGTATGCCTGAGCCGGGATTTTATCAGGCTGGATGGGCTGGAGCTCCAGCTTCTCTCTGAGCTGCTTATCAAGCTCAGGATGCTGCTGGCGGTAGCGTTCTTTCCAATGCCCCCACGTGGGAAGCTGAGCGTATTCCACGTAGTTGGGCACAAGCTCATCAGGGATTCCCATTTGGTAAGCCTCACGCCTGCGCCTTGCCTCAGCATACTCAGGGTGCTGCTCTAGGTATTTAGCTCTGGCCTCTCGCTGCAAGCTGGCATCATCAAACCTGATGGCCTCGTATTCGCTGTCCTGATCCTTGAAGTCAACGCTGATACGCAGCGCCTCTATGTGGTCATCCACAGGCTTCCAGCCCCAATTCTCCTGCCCCCACGCGTCCCATCTGGGATGCTCAAGGCGATATAGTCTAGCTTCAGGACTATTGCCACTGGTCTCAGCAATCACCTTGTTGTAATTGAAGTAGCTGTCAATGAGACTCCGCGGTGGCAAGCCCAAGCCCAATTGCTCCATCGGCACGCCAAATTCCTCTGCCCACTGGCTGACAAGGTTATAGGCTTCTAACGTCTGGAGCTTCCCGCCGTAGCCCCAGAAGGCCAGCCTCGCATCATCTTCAGGATGAGTGAGGCGATATTCAGCCCGCCAGTCCTTAGCGAGCTCAGGATGCTGCTCCAGAAACGCCTCTCTTTGCTCTTCTGTCTCTAGGCTCCGGTATTCCTTCCAGAGCGCAAAGAACTCAGCCGGGATATTGCCCTGCGCCTCGTCTTCCTCATCCATCTCGGCTATGGGCTTATAAGGCAGCTCCCAATACTCACGGCTCAGCTTATCTTTGTCCTCGGCTAGTCTAACCAGAAGCGGAGGCATCCCCTGAAGCAGCCTCTTGTCGGCATACATTTTCCTTATTCGGTTGTAGGTCTCCTCTCCCCACTTCTCTATGAAGGCGTCAAAGGCCGCGTCTCTGGCCTCCCAATCCATATCGCCCTTGGCATCAAGGTAATCGGTAAACATAATTTGCCGATACTCCTCAAGAGCTACATCATCAAGGAAGCCGTATTTATCGCCCTTCTCCTGCTTGCGGTCAAAGAAATCGTAAATCTCCTCGTAGAGAGGGTTCTTCTCAATATCCTCTAAGCCTTTGCCGTAGTTCTGGCCAGCATCAGACCACTTCTCTCTGAGCTCCCGCGTGTCAATTTCTCTAGCTCTGAGGCTGGCAACCAGATTGTTCCCGCGGGTGTAGTAGGTGGTGCGCTCTTCCTCAATGCGCCCCTGCCACTGCTTCCAGTTATCCGAGCCCCTGACAGCATTCGCAGCTTGAGCTTCCTCATAGAGCTCCCTGAGCTCAGGGTAGCGGTTGAGTAGATTTACCTGTTGGATAGAGGTCAACTGCTTCCAGCCCAGCGTGCCACTGCGCCAAGCCTCAAGCTGCTTCGGGTCAAGCTCATTTTCAGGAATATTCGGTATGAGCTCATTAACCTTGTCGTAGAACTTCACCCAATCGCTTTCGGGGAATGTCCTCAAACCAAAGAGCTCAGCGGGAGCCAATGCCTGTCTCGCCAGCCCTTCAGGTATTTCGCTATCTCTGGCCAGACCGGGAACCATCCAGTTGAGCCCCTGCTCCATCCAGATAGGCTCAAAACGGGTTAAGACATACCGCCCATAATCCCAAGGTGTCTCTATGGGATAGCCTAAAAAGTCCCTGCCAGAAGCTAATTCAAAACCCGTGCCAAAGAAAGGCGATGACCGGCTATACCACCAGTAAATGAAGGGGTTATCTTTATTGATAGACCCGTTCTTCATTATGGTTACGAGGTCTATCCTCTCCTTCTCCCCTACTTCGTTGATGACGGCCATGATATTGCCAGCAAGCCTGAGCAGGCCATACCAGAAACCACCGAAGCCGAAGTAAAAGTTGCCGATCCTGATGGTCATAAATCGGGCTGTCGGCCTCCAGCTAATCTCATGAGTTATCGGGTCTTCCACAACCCCGAAGCCTTCTCTAACAGTCTGCCAAGCCTCCTCGCTTGACTTGCCCTCCATGGTGGCAATGGCATACTGGATACCGCTATACATGGTTGCGCCAGCAGCTATCATACCGCCGAGAGCTTTCCTGACCTCGGCTCCTGTCATCCCACCCCTGAATATGTCGGCGAGAATGGTAAGGCACGCTCTGGTATAGTTAGGAGCGAACCAGACAAAAGTCTGCTCTAATTGTCTCAGGGTTAGAGGAACGCCAAGCGCTGCTGAATCACTGATACCCGTGAGCCTGTCCAGAATACGAGCCAGCTCAAATTCCTTCCCATTGGCAATGGCTTTTGGTGCCAGTATCCTCCAGAACTCGTCTCTTACTACTTCACCTGCGCCAAAGAAAGCCACTTCAGCACGCTGATAAGGATGGAGAGGTATCTTGGTTAGCGCCTTCTCGCCCAAGCCTCCGATACCCGTTCTGGCTTCCAGAGCAGCAAAGTAATCAATCGCCCGCGCGCTCCCACCGACTGAGACGCGCTGCATTGCCAGTTCGCTGTTCTTTGCCATATAGCCAGCCAGAGCATCGGGGTCAAAGAATGACCTAACTCCAAGCCACCAAGCCTGATACCAGCGCCCCATTAACTTTGCGCCGATGACGGGATTAACCAGCAGGTAGGCGTGAGCCAAGCCCCAAGATGGTAAGCCCTGAATGGCCATAAAGGAGAAGTCCAAGGCAGCCTTGGTTATTCTCAGGATACCGGCCACATCAGAGGTAGCCTTGAGAACAGCAAGCCCCTTATCGTAGCCAAAGAAGCTGTTGAAGGCGTCAATGAACTCTTGGTCAAATATCTTCCCACCAGCGAAGGGGTGTCTGATGAAGCCCTCGCCGACATCGGGTTGCCTGACCTGCTCCATCCTGAACGCCTTTTGTGCCTTGGCCTGCCAGTATGGAACCTTCCTCTGCTCGGCTAATTCCTTGACCTGAGCTCGGAGAGCCTTCAGCTCTTTCAGCCTCTCGCTGGAAGACTTGGTGCCGGGGGCTTGATACTTGACCTTCTCAATTACCGGCTCCCCTTCAAGCTCTTTGATGCCCTCAATCTTGGGCTTGATATTGGCTTCAGGCGGAGGGAGGCCAGCATCCTCTCTGGCCTTGACGAGCTTCTGGTAATCGTCCATTGAGACCTGAGTAACCTCGCCTTTGCCTTTGGGATACACTGGCTTTTGGTAACCGAACATATCCTGCTGGAGCCCCGCTTCTGGCATACCTTCTGGGGCTTTGGGGACTAGCGGGGCTTCTGGAGCTTTAGGCGCTTCAGCCTGTAACCTCTCAAGCTCCGCCTTAACAGACTCTATCTGCTTATTGATTACCGCCTTTGGTCTTTCTCCAGCAGCGAGCTCTTTCTCAAGTCTGGCCAAGTCATCTTGTAGCAGCTTAACTCTGTCTGCTACCTCTCTGGTGATAGTTTCCTCTGGAATTAGAGGCTCCTCTTTGGGCACGAACTGAGGCTCGGCATTAACATCGTCAAGCACCTTCATCATCCGCTTGATGGCGTCTTGGCGCTCTTTGGCCATGCCCATCAGGATTTTGGCGTCTTCAGCAGCAAGCCTCTGCTCAGCAATAATATGCAGATGAGCGATGAGCTCGTCCTCGCTCATGCCAAACCGGGCAGCCATCTCATCAAGGACTACTTCTCTTGGCACTCTGGCAGTCCTGACGCCCTTCTTGATTACCCGTGTCTGGACTTGCTCCACCGGCTTCATCATCAGCGCAGCAGCTTCTTTAAGCGTAAAGGATTCAGGCAGGTCGCCTTTCTTCAGGAAGTAATCCAGATGCACTTTGCGCTTGCCGACATGAACGGTGGCGGAAGCCACCGGATCACTCATTAGAAATTCAGTTATGCCTTCAAACTCTGCCTGCTGCTCACCGAGAAGCCGTCCCACATCATCCATCTGATTTTCCAGAGCATTACGAAGAGCAAGGCGCTCATCGTAATCAAACATCTGGAAGACCTCTTTGATCTTCTGGTCATCAGGAATTTGAGCCCTGAGCTCAGCCCTGAACTCCTCTAATGCCTTGGCTCTTTCTTGAGCTTTGATAGCCTCAACGTCAATCTTCTCCAGCTTCTCAAGCCTCTGGCGCATCTGACGCATAGCCTTCTCAGTTTGCTGGAGAACTTCTCTGAGCTGCTTCTCTGCCTGAAGTGGCTCCTCAACAAGCTGGCGGAACTTGCGCCCGAGGTCAGGGAACTTGGCCTCTATGCCTTTCAAGGTGGCTTCCGGAGGCTTCTCGCCTCTTATTGCCCGGTTTACCAGCGAGTGAAACTTGGCAGCATCGGCGAGCTCCTGCTTCGTCAGCTCAAATCTCTCAACGACTTCAGGAAATCTCTGAAGTAAGCGCTCACTCGGCGTGCTGAAATACTCTGAGGCGTGCTCCTCTACATAGCGCATAAAGCGAGCATCGCCTATCTTCTGAAAAGCCTCCTCAATGTAACTGCTAATGGCCAGCATGGGATTGCGGTTATACTGAATACCCCAAGCTATGCCCTCAGCCATCGTTGGCGCTTTTCTTGCCAGCTCAAATGACTTCTTAGCACCTATGGCTCCCGCGCCCTTGACGCCCTTGGCTCGCCTGCCTCTGAGCTTTATGAGCTCCCCATCGGGGTCAAACTTGCCTTCAACAACCCTGTGTATCCACCAGTCCTCAGTTACATTCTTCGGGTCAATGCCCTCTCGCCTGAGCAGGTTCAGGATGCTGCTGTTAATCTCATGAGCCTTGGCTACAAATTCAAGCCCTTTCTCCAAGCCCTTCCAGTTATACATCTCCGGGTGGGTGAAGACGTGCTCCAGCGTGCCCGCTATCTCTTTTTCACTGGCATACTCAGGAAGTAGCCTCTCAGCCATCTTGGGAGAATAAGCCCTCTTGTTAAAGCCAAAGAGCTTTACCGGGTCTCGCGATATGGCCTGAAGCTCCCAGAGCTTTACCGCCTTGGCATCAACGCCCATCTTGGCGAAGTGAACTCTGAGAAGCGCAGCCCGGCCAACAATGTCATCAACTAAGTCGCTGCCTCTCTTGACCAGTATGCGCCAGCCAAGCCCCTGCCGTATGCCACTTCTGACGATAGGAACCTTAGCTGCGACATTGAGCGCCGTCTTCATCCAGTTATCAACGAGAAGCCCATCCAGTATCTTCTCAGATGATAGTTCAGCAATCTCATCAAGGCTGTGGAGGTTCTGCGCCTTGCGTAGAATCTGCTCCACCGCCTTCTCCCCCAGCTTTTGTCCGGCCTTTTCAAGTCCCTTCAGTGATAACTCTATCGGCTTGGCTACCGGAAAAACCAGAGCTCTTTCACCCGCGTTTATGGCAGCAGCGGTGTATCTTGCCGTCCTGCCGATGACCGGTATCTTCGCCGTCCAAGCTGCTGTTTTGGCAAATGTCCCGCCAATGGGGATGATGTATGCCGGGTTCAGCCACTCGCTGACCTGAAGGGATATTCGGGTTATGTCGGAGCTCTCTTTGAGATAATGCTCCCAAGCCTCGCTCACTTCAGGCGCAAAGATAGCAGCCCAGCCGTATTTCTCTCTGGCCTCGTCTATCTTCTGGATGACCCATCTATCCCTGTCACTGCCGGGCAGATTGCTCTCAGCATAAAAGCGAGCATTGGCCTCCAGAATGGCCGTCTCCCAAGGTCGGCCAACAAACTTCTCAAGGTAAGCCCCGACAACGCTGATGCCAGCGCCCAGCTTTGTAGGCGCAAGCCAATTGAGCAGGTCGCTCAGGCCGGGGAAGCCCTCAACGGCCTCAGCCCAAGGCATCGGCGGAGCCTTCCACGGCGTTCTGGCAAACGCTTCACGGGTGGCCTCAGTAATGTCAATCTCAATTGGCTTTATGTCTCCAGTTAGCGGGTCATAGGTGCCTATCTTGCGGCCATCTACCTCGGCTGAGAAGTCGGGTTTAATGGTGATGAGCTTCCTGACGCCACCTATGTCCCTGACAAAAGTTAGGCCCTCTGGAGGTATCTCAGTTATTTGAGGCTGCTGAATGGCGGCAAAGAGCTCTTCTAGGTCTTCATCAGAAGCGCCCAGAGCTCTAAGCAATGCCTCGGTTTGCTCATTCCGCCCCAGCCGATGAATGTCCTTGAGAAATTCCGTTGGCTGCTCCACCGCCCACTGCATCAGGGTATCAATGCCAACGGTTCCAGCTAAGCCCGGATATACCTGCTCAAACAACTCGCGCAGGTCAGCTTCAGGAGGAGTTGCCTGTAGTTGCGCCACTTCCTCTCTGGTCAGGCGTTTACCTTCAGGACTGATATAGGTGAAGGTATCTTCTGGAGAAATGACAACGCCTTCCGGCCTTCTTTCAACTACAGCAGGCTCTATTTCCCAGCCGTCTGGAGTGATAAAGCTAAAAGCCGGTTCCTCTTGGTCTGGCCTCGGCTTGACGTTGAGCAGCCAGTCTGTTTCCAGATTAAAGCCCAATCTGGCAGCCTCATCAGAGGTCAGCACCACCGGATATCTGAGCTGCTTGAAGCCCCAGCTCCTTTCTTTCGGTGGCCTGAGCAGCTCCCTGATAAACTCCTCTTTGGGCAGCCTGTCAAGCTCCTCAACCGGGGATTTCTTCCTCTTGGGCTTATCTATCTGAGCGTAAAAAATATCGCCAGTAGTCATAGTCCTCTGCCTTACGCTAAACCTCTGTACTTTGCATCGATCCCCATTTTCCTCAATCCCTCGACCACCTTTTGAGCCAAAGCCCTCTTTCTGGCTGTTTCCACTAGAGTGTCAATAATCCACCGGGGTCTTTCAGCCTCGGCATTAGCCGGAGGCTTAACAGCCTTACTAGCCACTATTTCGTTTAGCAGTCCATCCCAGTCTATTCTCTCCATCGCAACAAAAAAGCGGACCGAGGCTTTAATGCCTCAAAGTCCGCCTCCGGTTTCTCCTGGTCAGCGATGCTATTCTGTTTTGTTTATTATACCATAAAATAGCAGGAGGCAAGATTCTACTCCTCTTTCTTCATCGCTCGGTATATCGTCATAAAAGAGACTTCTATCCCTTCAGCCTGCAACCGTTTGGCGATAGCTCTTGCGCCTAAACCCTCAGCCCTCAATTTAACTATCTTTTCCATTGGTAGATCACGTTTAGGTCTTCCAAAGGGTACAACAGGTCTAATATTACTTTTGTTACGCTTGCCCCACTCGTAATCCTCGGAAAAATCCGTAGCTAATTCTTGCGTAACAAAAGTATCCGCCGCTGACAGCCAAACCTCTCCTCTGAGAACGCCACCCACAAACTCAACCTTTATACCATCAGCGACTTCACCTGCCAGGTGTTCATTTTTAGGATTGAGGATAATCAGTTCTGCCTCTTGACCTGTTTTGCTCGTGAACCAGGCAAGGGCTTCCCCGATATCACCGGGCTGGAGCAGCATGTCTCCTCGTTTAATTGGTTCTGCCCAAACTATCGCAGCCTCATAATTTCTTTGCGCTTGCCCTTTCCCATTCATTACTCAACCTACCTTACAAACTCAACCACTAAGGCTCGCCGTTCTTTGACGAGAGTTTGAACAGATGGGTATGATGGAGACTGACTCTCCCCCGTCTCCACCAGCCAAGATAATGGGCCTGAAACCGAGAGGGCCCATTTTTGATTTTCCACTCAACATGGCGCTTCCCCGGAGAAAATGGCGAGAAAAGACTTGACTTTTTACTCAACATACTTTATACTGTAAATTCAAGCCGTAGAAGGGCTTTAGATGGCTATGGATGAAGCGCGAGAGTTCGGTCAAAG